CGGAGATCGCTGGGATATAGCTTGCTGCTGCGGTTGCACTATTAGCCGCCGAGGTGGCTGAAGTTGCCGCAGAAGATGCGGATGTTGCTGCACTTGTTGCTGAGGTGCTTGCACTAGATGCAGAAGTTGCAGCCGAACTTGCACTTGTCGAAGCACTTGTTGCTGAAGTAGATGCTGCTTGTGCATGATACTTTGCTGAATACTCTCCACCTGCTACTGCACCTGATGTCTTTGTAGCCCAATCATTTGCAAGTGTTGCAGATGCAGTTGCATCTGTTGAACTTGAGGCTGCTGCTGTTGCTGAAGTAGATGCAGATGATGCAGATGTGGCTGCACTTGTTGCACTTGTTAAAGCACTTGATGCACTCGTTGATGCAGAACTTGCACTTGTTGCAGCGGATGTAGCAGATGTTAAAGCACTAGATGCTGATGTGCTTGCACTAGATGCAGAAGTTGCGGCAGAAGTGGCTGAGGTAGCAGCCGAACTTGCTGAAGTTGAGGCACTTGTTGCAGATGTTGATGCAGCGGCAGCAACTGTAGCAATGTTTATATAGGTAGTCGATGTCGTATCAGCAGTATCAATAGATCCCATATCACGAACAAGACCTGCACCAGTTAGATCAACTACGGATGAATAACTTGATGCTGCTGAACTAGCCGAAGTAGCAGCGGATGATGCACTTGTTGCTGCTGAAGTGGCAGAAGTTGCAGCCGATGTTGCTGATGTTAAAGCAGAGCTTGCAGAAGTGGATGCACTAGAAGCTGAGGTTGCCGCTGATGAGGCAGAGGTAGCCGCAGATGTAGTTGATCCAAAGAGTGTATCGATGTAAGTCTTGTTGACTGCATCAGTAGATGCTGTAGGTGTAGCAAGATCTGTAACCTTGTTATTACCCATCGACAAGGCACCAGTCATGCTGTCGCCAGCCTTTGATACCTTAGTAGCAATACTGTTAGTAACAGTAGTTGAGAAGCTTGCATCGTCATTGATAGCCGCTGCTAGTTCATTAAGAGTATCTAATGCACCGGGTGCTGCATCTACAAGGTTCGATACCTGAGTATCTACATAAGCCTTAGTAGCTGCATCTGTATTAGCAGATGGAGTTCCAAGGCCTGTAATCTTGTAAGTTCCGGCAGCAAGATCAGAACCCAAGGTTCCGCTTGTGATTATCTTAGATGTAAGAGTTGATGCAACCCCATCAAGGGTTACTGTTCCGGTTGCGTTAGGAAGAGTAATTGTTCGATCTGCTGTTGGATCAACTACTGTAAGAGTAGTTTCATAAGCATCGGCAGTTGCACCTTCAAACTGAATACCACCAGTTGCAATAGTTGCACCAGATAGAATCTTGGCTGAAAGAGTTTGTGCATCTGTATCGCCAACTACATTGCCAGTTACACCGTGGACACCTGCTGTTGTAGGAACGGCAGCAGATCCAATGTGAGCAGAGAACTCGTTGAAGTCCTGACCTGAGACCACATGGCGAACCGTAGCTCCAGCGGAGTGAGCCACATTAGATGTGCTGTCTTCTCCACGAGTTACAGTAAGGGTGGTTCCACCACCTGATGCAGTTACCTTAACAAGTTCTTCCTTGTTGGTATCTGGATCGATAACCAAGGTGTAAGGGTAGTTGCTTGGAAAACCTGTTACTAGGTCAAGCGTGATTGATAGAACAGTACTATCGATACCGGTTGATAGCGATGCCTGTTTTGCTGTTGAGGCGTAGTATCTTTTCTGGGCCATTAGTTACCTCGTATAGTGGAGTCGGGGTGGATAAAGATCTCGAAGACCAGCAGCTTCTTGCTGTAGTCGTTGCTGGTATAGACCAAGGTAGAATCGTGCAACAGAAGTTCCAGATCCGATTGGCTTGGATTGATCCATCATGTCTGCTTCTACTGACTGGCTTGGGATTCGTGCAGCATCTGAACCAACGATAAGTCGAGCAATAGTTCCGTAAACAATTACATCGATAGTAGATGAAGGAAGACCAGTTACTGTCTCATAGATGTCATCTTCAGATGACAGGACAGTTGGAGCCTTTGCATAAATAACCTGAACAGTTCTGCCCGGATCAATCATGTCGAAGATATTGATGGTCTTGCCATTGGCAAATACTGTGGTGTTGGCAGTCTTGTCTGTGTCATACCTACGGACATTGAGCCATTCCTTGGTCGAGCCAATGGTCTGCCACTTAACATTGAGGACATAGTCGGCAGTAGCCGGAAGTGAGTAGGCAGTAACGGCTGAGTTAAAGCTAAAGGTGTGTGTGCCTACTCCAAAGAGTTCTGGGTAGACAGCCTGAATTGTGTCGTTTATAGCCTGCTTGACCATGAAGCGTGGGTATTGAGGTGCAATTACCACCTTGGTCTGATTGGCCGCCGTAGAGGCTGTGGTGCCTCTAAAACCCCTACCCCAAGGAGCAAGGTAAACCTGCTTGGTTAGGTTGTCTGTACGATCTACATACATCAGTTCAGAGCCAACCTCGATGATGCCTCGACCCATCTGTGCTGTTTCGTTGACCACGAAATCAGTAGCAGTAGTTGTGGCAATTCCACCCGATTGGTTAATCCAAGTAGCAGTTTCCTGCTGGGCCCCATAACTCTGGATCTGGCCAAGCACTCGTTCTACGAGTCCATTAAATGTTGTTGTCATGAAGACCTTGCTCTCAAGGCTGCGGCAGCAGCCAAATCAGTAGTTCCGCCAAGTTGATTACAGACCCCACGAAGATCTTTCCAGTCAGGTCTAGTGTTTCCGGCTTTAGTATTTAAGGCACCAACAACGCTAAGTCCTGTAGTTCCAGCCCAAGTGTTTGCAGCCTTAGCTGCACCCACATATGACTGAATAGCAGGATAGGTGCCACCATTAGCGAGGCGATTAAGTTCTGCGTGGAGTGTGCTTCCGTTGGTGCCTGTAGCCATTACTTACCCTTCTTCTTCATTACTGCTGCATTGTCTACAAGGTTTGGATACTTGCGACCAGCAGCTTTTGCACGAGCCTTGGCTTGTGTCTTCTGTGCAGGTGTTAGTTTCTTAGACTTCTTCTTTGGGTTCTCTGTATCCCAGAATGCTTTCTTCTTCACCATTTCACCTTATCTGCCCAATAGGCCGCTGACATTTTGCCTTTAGCAATGTTCTTAGCATGACGAGCTTTGAATGATGCTTGCCTTGCTGTTGGCTTCTTATCGCCAGATACACCCTGTTGTCCAAATCGAATTGTCTTCACCTTGTCGCCAACCTTGGCAACAACTACATGAGACTTCGTTGGATGGCTAGGAGTTTTCTTTGGCTTATTGAAACCAGAGACTCCTGCTGCCTTAAGCCGGGAATCTTTTTTCTGAGGCATTTACTTCTTCTTGCCCATTTTCTTAGGCATAGCCTTTTTCTTTGAACCGTATTCCATCTTGCGTTCTTTCTTGCCTTCCATCTTTTCGTGCTTCTTCATCATGGCGGCTGACTTATACTTCTCACCTTTTGCTGACATTTGCTTCTCCCTTTGAGTGATGACCTTGACTTTCCCACCGCTGTTTATGTCAAACGAGATGGAAATCTCTATTGCCTTACGAGCTTCATTAGCTGCTGTTCTTGTATTCGTTGGAGATAGTGTGGCTCTGGCTAATGCACCGAGTGCATACGAACTACCGGATCCAACTCCATAAATACCACGATCATCTCTTACCCAAGAAAAGTCATTATCAATTTGATAAATCTTTCCTCGAAGGCAGATCAATGCATCAAAACCTGAACCATCTTTTGGATCATTGTCAGCAGTCTTAGGCGATGGGTCATAGCCATAATCTGCATACGCTTGCTTAAGTGATGGCAGTAAATCTGTCATCATAAATTTATCTAGGTTCACACCTCGTGGAATTTTAGGAGCATTCCAACTGTGTAGGGCTATATCCCCGGCGATTGCATCGCCAGCAAAGGCAATTACATACTCACCTTTTTCAACTACCTTATCCATACCGGTAGCAATGAACTTCTGATCTGCACCCACTATCAGGGATTCGGCTGCTATCAATCCCCAGCCCTTGCCTTGAATCCCGATTATGGTTGTCATACTCAGTCCTTAAATGAGTTATTGGTTGAGTCGAATGCCTTACCGGCTATGTTGCTTAGTTCGACTGCACCACGAATATCTTTCATGTTTGTTGTCGCTGGTTCAATACCTTGATCGATTGCAGACTTGTATGCGTTTAGTTCTGCATCCCACTTCTTCTGAGACATTAGGCGAGAACTATTTGCATCACCTGTATTGACCTGTAGACCTGACTGCTTTAGGCAGTCACCCCAGTTTGCATGATCCTGAGTAGGGCATCCAGTTCTGCATCCCATTAAACTATCTCCACTAAAAATCCGTTATGGGCTATGTTGGAATCAGAATCGGCTTGAGCTTGAGTTCTGATTGGAAAGCCTTGTGCTACAAGAATATCCTTTGTTGCTTCGTTTACTATGTGACCTCGCCCACCGAGGAAGACATAATCATAATCTCTTAGTTCATCTTCAGTAACTGCTCGAGATAAAGACAGTTCACCATCGTTGATAAGCACGGCTACCCCTCGCTGGGATACAACTCTACGCCACCACTTATCAGCTAATGGATAGCCTTCCATTACCTGCGGTGGGTAAAATGTGTATGTTGCCATGATTCTCCTTGTTAATAGAGAGGGAGGCAGGTTGCCCTGCCCCCCTCAACTAATGCTCTACTAGAGAGCAGATCCGCCTGTTTCCAAACGAACAACTGCTGCATCACGGAAGATGCCCCAGCCGCCGAAGTACTTCCAGCCGAGTGCTGACTTACGGCGAAGGATGTCGATCTGAGGTGCTACGACTGTTTGCACATCGTAAACATTAGCCTCAAGAAGAGCTTCCTTACCGACTGCAACTGCTGAGTAAACAGTAGCTGAAGATGCACCGGATGTTGTTGATGGAACACGAGATGTCTGAACAACTTGGAATCCTTCAAGAACACCAATGGTGCCTGTCAATAGGTTTCCAACATTTTCAGTTGTGTACTTGTGGATGTCCACGAATCCGCCTGAACCAGTCTCGGCACGAAGGTCGAAAGCTTGGCGTGGGTGGATGAACAATGTGTAAAGGTCACCAACACGAGGCTGAGCGTTTGACTCAAGAAGTGTTGTCTGTGCCTTGCGAAGCATTGTTGTTGAAAGAACATCTGTAGCTGTAAGTGTAGCTGTTGATGTACGGCTTCCACCGTACTTAACTACTGAGCCAGATGTAAGTGCTGTTGCAACTAGCTGATCCAAAGTATCAGCAGCGTTGTAAGCAATCGCATCACCGATCATGGTGTCGATAGAAGAGAATGAAGCCATATTGACCTTCTCTGTCTGCTCAACAGCATTACCGTATTCAGTAACAGTAACTGTTACCTGTGATGGGTTTGCCAATGCAACTGGTGTTACATCAGATGTTTCTGTTAAAGCTGTGGTTGCTGCTGCCAAGTTAGCATAAACTGCAAACTTGAGAGTAGTTCCCGGGTTGGTGAGGGCTACTGGTCGTACATCTGCG